TATTGCAGCTAGAATCCAAGCTATTGAAGATACCTTCACACACCTATCTATATATCCAATGATTGAAGCAGGGGAGTTCTCTTCTATTAGTGATGGTGCAGTTTCTCGTGATGACATACATGTCATTGATGGTAAGTTTGATCAGATGGTAAATAAAGCTATTGGGGTGTTACCGAGTAACTTACAGAACATAGCTAATCAGATATTGGTAGGTAAAGATACAGCCTTGTATCAATTACTTAAGAAGTCTGTAGACTTCGGAGACTTCTTAGCTAAGAGTGTGTACTACGATTACTTACTTACTCAGAAGACTGATCCTAAGGTAGCAGCAGGATTAGCTAGTGAAGAGTTTGTAGATACTTCTAGACTATCAGGTAGAGATCAACATTATCTAGAATCCATTGGATTAGTGTGGTTTCCTACTTTTAAGATTAGGAGTACTAAGATTGCTTTATCTATGATACGTAACAACCCAGCAGGTGTACTACTTAAGATGGTGTTACCAGTCCCTGATGCATTAGGATCACCTGTAACAGATAACTTTATAAGTAAGTTATTATCAGGACATCTAGGCTATAGCTTAGGATGGGGACAAGCAATAAGAGCTATTAACTTAAACCCTCTTGTGAATGTATTGACGTAATAAATAAAGCCCCTGAGAAGGGGCTTTATTTTTATGTAGATCCTGTTGATCCAAAACCTTTATCACCACGCTCAGTAGTTACTGAGAACTCCTCTACAAACTCAAGGGTAGGTCTTGTAATAGGTACGAAGACTAACTGAGCCAATCTCTCGTATGCTTTGATAAGATATGTTTCTGTGCCCCTATTGAGGATAGATAAGATAAGCTCACCTTGGTAATCGCTGTCAATTAATCCAATGGTATTACCTAGGACAATGCCTTTGCTACCTAGACCTGACCTAGGTAAGATCAAAGCACAGTAACCAGTATCAGCTATATGTATAGCGATACCTGTAGGTATCTTAACTGTCTCATTAGGGGCTATTGAGATATCCCATTCAATGGAAGCACGTAAGTCTAGAGCAGCACTACCTAAGGTAGCATACTCTATAGGAAATACGTCCATTATTCTATTAAGTCTTTTGATTTCTACTTTATTCATTGGTTACCTAAGTCAGTTATTATGGCTTCACATCTAGGATTGTCTTTATCCTTAGAGCCATATAGATTAGTGGTGCTAACGACAATCGTGTGATTGTCATCAACTATCACACCACCCGCTACTAGTGTATCCAAGAAGAACTTATCTACTATGCTACATATGTTATTAGTGTCGCTAGCAGCATTAGTACGAGGATATATAACATAGGTTACAGACATCTTGGCTAGTTTAGGGAGATGTGCTATCAAGGGTAACACTTCCTCTGTAAACTTAATCTTCACCTTGTTACGAGTGAATCTATGGGTTGTAGTATACACATTAAGATTAAGATAATGCTTCTTATTCTTCATCATAATGTGTAGAGGTAGAGATATTACCCAGCTGGTCATTTCTTAAAGAACAGGGGTTTTACAAAAATAGGACTAGAACTTGCTGTAGGCACAGAAGATTTAGCTACCTCTTTAGATTTGTCCTTAGTAATGCCTTGATTCAGTGTTAACCATTTAGGTGCATAGACAGGCACTCTGTCTTTAGCCTCTAACTCATTAGCTGTGAAGCTATCCTCATTAAGGAACTTAACAATTGCATTAGTTTCTTTTGTTTCAGCAATATCTACATACTCACCAGCTGAATTCTTCTCTTGCTTGTTTACAAGGGCTTTGATTAAGGCTACCTTAACTTTCTTACCGTGTAGGTTTACTAAGCAGTCTGTAGACCTTGGAACTTCTTTACGTGCCTCAAAGTCGTAGATGTTAATGAGCTTCTCTTCTAAGTCTTGTGAAGTTAAAGGTAGACCTGTAGCCACAATACAAAGATCATTAATGAGGGTGAAGCCAATCATTGGATATGTCTTACCATCTCGTTCAGTGTAAGATTTACCACCTTTTGCTGTGTTACTTGAAACATAGATAGTCTCACGATACTGTTTATCTTTACCCATATTAAGGATTAGGTTAACAGCCTTAGCACCGCTTTTAGATACACTTGTATAGGCTACAGAGACTGTAGCTTCATAGATGTCACTATCAAATAGGCTACGACCACCTAAGCTGTCAGTAGTTGTTACGATGTCTTTAGGTTGTTCTAATGATGCGAAGAAGTTATTCATAATTTATTTACTTATTTTTATTTTGTTTGTGGAAGTTGTCTAACATGTCAATTAATAGCTGTGTATCGTTGTCCATGTATGTATAGGGTCTAGTGAATAATGTATCGGGTGTTCTCATTTTCTCTTTGAATGTGTCCTTGGTAGGTCTTGTTTGAAACACATACTTATAGGTGTCCTCTCTTTCTTCATCAGTTATATTTAAAATACAGTTCCCTAAATCCATTTGCTTCTGCATATAAGGCTCAAGGATTGATACTTTAACCCTTTTAGCTGCTACTACAGTAGAAAAGAAACTCTCAACGCCTACGTTCTTTAATGCACCTTTAATAGGTACACGTACAGTAAACTCTTCAGTAGCTGCATTAAGTATAGGCAGTACATGGGCTGTAAAGATTACAGGTGCATCAATAGCTGGGACTAACCGTTGCAACATGGTTTTAAAGAACTGTCCATAGTTAGACCATGCAGCCATACCATCGGAGCTCTTCTTATCTATGAATGCGATATGTGTACTTTCATAGAGATCCATGAGGAATGTAAGGGAGTCTATGATTATGCCTTTAAACTCTCCTTTATTCTCAGGTAAGGTAGCCCATGTAAGAGCTGCGGTAACCATGTCAGGGTCAGTTATATTACGAGAGGTAAAGGCGTTACTGAAGGGGAGTCTTTTCGTTATTGTTCAAAAGCATTCGTTAGATGCTTCCCGCTTTATACAAGCTGCTATATATTTCTATACAGACCAGACTATATCTTTACCTCTAATGAGGTACTTACCATTTCCATCTACTTAGATGTACTTCCCGAAGGAATAGTCGTTGAAGCTTACTCAATATAGTTATATTGAGTCTTGCCTGCTGATTGCCCAATCTTATAGGTTTTTAAGCATTCACGATTACTGTTACCAGTTGCGTTGTAGCCCTACAAGCTCTCAGATGTTTTAATACATATTCAGTGGTTGCATTTTTAGTATAGGGAATACGAATCAGTGTACCGATCTTATTACAGTAGGCTGTTTTTAATTGGTCACACTCTACAAAGTATTCATTATACCAAGGGTTATTAGGGTCAGTATGCTGATTGCCGTCCGCTTCTATATATAAATTTAACTCTGGTATATAGAAATCAATTCTTAAGGGGTATCCTTTTGGGGATACCAAATCTTCTGAAGTAACTTCACATATAACATTATCAAATTCTTTAGTTAATACAGAATAGATAGAGGCTTCAAAATGGGATTTTGACTTAACAATCCCAAGAGATTCTTGTATCTTTTTTATTGAAATACCAAATTTAGATACAGTCTTATTTGACCTACCTATTCCTTTTAGTATTTCACTTAAAGTAGAGTACTTTCCCTTATTAATAACGTAAGCAACAATTTCCTCTTCTATCATAGCTTTAGTTAATCCGCCCCTTTGTGCAGTTGTGGCACAACTTCTAGAGCAATAAATAAAGTTATGATAAATGTTAGAACTGTTGATTTTACTTTTACACTGTTTACATATTTTCATCTGTCTATGTCCTATAAGTTATCGAAACTTATTATAACATAAAAAGGGTGTTCCAGCAATTAAATAAGTTATCTGCTACATATTGCTATGTAGAGGGGCTATCTTACAAACCCGCTTCAACATTCAGGTATATCCAGTCATGCTGATCCCGTATGTTATATAGAGATCTTGACTTACCTTCACCTGAAACACCAGTAATAAGTACTAACTGGTCTAATCCTGAGAACTCATCTTTATCTTCTGAACTTTCACTCATATAGTGTCCTTGTATTTTTTAAATAGGGTAGCTAACACAGTAGTGTCTAACTCCTGCTGGGTTAATGGGCTTGCTGTCTTACTGTTTAGTTGTTTAATCTTCTCCTTAGCAGTGTCATAATCAATACCTGTATCAAATAGAACTAGGGCATACTTAATCATGTTATTGGATCTATTCCCTTCAACACCTTGTTGTATGAACCACCTATCCAATGAATCCATGGAAGCATACTTAGCTAGGACATTCTTATGCTCTATGTTCTTACTGGTAGCAGGAATGAATGGCAGGATATCAAATACCTTACCTTCTAGGTTGTAATAGTGATTACCTGTAGCACAGGTCTCCCACTTATGAGAACGTTCCCTAGAGGCACTGTCTAAGCCTTGTATGGGTAAGTAATCCATGACTGCTGTCAGTACTTCCTTATACTCATTGGAGTGAAGATTGAGGGCATAGTTAATAGGTATCACTAACCTATACCTATTTAGTTCAGGAGTACTTCTCTTAGTTTCATGGGTCATAAAGACATAGTCTTTAAGTAGCTCATGACATGTGTTCAGTGAAGTACCTCCATCACAATCCAAGACTAATAAGTTGAACCCTGTAATGACATTACTCTCACTCCTATGGTTACCTCTAAATGCATGGTTACACCAGTGTAGATTAGCTGATTGAGTTAACGTATGGAGTGCAGAGAATGGTGCTACAGTAGGTTCATAGTCAGAAGCCATGTGGTTACTATAAGATAACTTAACATGCTCCAGTGAAGTAGCCTCTAACTTCTCACCCGTGAAAAACTCAATACCATCGGTGAAAGACTTCTTAATGATGACGTTATTCTTATATCCCCAAGCAATAGCCAAGGACATAAGTTCACTTCTAAATACATTACCTGTCTTATAGAATGGAAGTGCCTCTGTTAAATCTGCATGAGTTACTTCAGTCTTTTCACCTGCTAGGAACTTAGCTAACTTAACATAGGGTTTATCTCTGTTTAAGATACCTTGGAAGGCTGCACCACTCTCTTCTACTAGTAAGATAGCCTGAGCTAACTGAGTGCTTGTAATGACCTCTGTACCATCAATAAAGGCATATGCCCCTGCTAACTTAAGTGCCTTGAAATATCTATGGGATATCTCAGCTTTCTTAATCTCAGCATGTTCAGGTAATGACTCAGCTAAGAGCTCACACTCACACTTATACTTGATTAGTTCAATAGCAGTTTCCCTAGGTAAGGATATCTTCTTACCGTAGTTAGTCAGGGCAGCCAGTGTATAGAAGTGGTCTGACCACTTATTAACCAATTCATCATTTTCTTTACAGATGAGACGGTCATAGGTTTCTTCAGGAGTTAAGGTAGCGTACGCCTTCTTATCAGCACCCATTAACCCAAAGATGCATCTACGAGCATATCCAGTATCCAAGAAACTAAAGAACATGTCTTCAATCTGCCCACCATCAAGTAACTTTGATTGTGTACCAAAGAGGAGCATATTAGCTGGTGTACTTCCGTCTAACTCTTCAGTACGCACACTTTCAATAGTGTTCTTGGTAATCTTCTGCTTGGCTTTACCTTGATCATATAACTCTAAGAATAGATTTAGTACATCAACTACATTAAGTAGGTTAGAGGCTATCTCATCAATCTGTAGGTTGATAGAACCACACCCAGCCATTAATAGCTTATTGCGTAACTGTTTAACGGCAGGAGCTGTACCACTGTCAAAGGTAAATGGATATGCCCCAGTATTCTTGTAGTCTTTTAAGAGGAGCTCTAATTCATCTTGTTGGTTAGAGCTATTCTTGATAGAGCGTGTCTCAGCTATATCATTAATACTTCCCATAGCCACAGTAGGGAATGTATTCTCCATGAACTCTTGTTTAAATTTACCTAAGAGTTGATCTTCCATGATGTTGATAGAAAAACCTTTTCCTGCCCCAGAAACTGCCAGTCCAAGTGCATAGATGTTTACTGGTATATCACCACGGTCTTCTGTGGATACCTTGACCCTCATACAGGCAGCCATCTTACCTAGGAAGTAGGCTATCTCAGCTTTAAAGAATGAGGTCTCTGTGTTCTGTGTTTTATTACATAAGATGGTACATAAGTCCTTAATTACTGGGTGATGTTGTTGATTCATAGAGTTCCTTTTGTTTACATATTGAAGCACCTGAACAGAAGCCACATTTCCTTGGTCTAGAGCTCACAGTAAGTACTACACCCTTAGCCTGTAAGGCTCTGTACTTTCTAGCCTCTTCTTCAGAGGTGAAGTTCTTAGTAGAACGTCCTAACTTATCAGGGGAAGCGTAGTACTTATATACAGGGGGATCTTGCCACATCTCCTCAGGAGAGCAGTCAGGGATATTATCCTGAGACTCATCAAGCAATCTAGTAAGGTCGTTAATCTTATTAGTGAGCCACTGCTCAGTCTCTTCTAGGCTGTACAAGGGGATAACCTTAAAGGATAGCTTATGTGGTGGATAGTTCTCTTCTACATTTATCTTGGCTGCTGTCCAATTACCAAAGATAAAATCTACTACCATGTAGTCCTTAGTAATGATGTCAGGATTGAGCCAACGATATAGACTACCTTGTAGCTTGTAGTACTCTAAACTGTTAGCATTGTTCCATGACATGGTAGAAGTAGTCTTAATGTCATGAACTACGCCGTCTTGAACATAATCAAACTTACCTCCAATCCTATAGCCTAGGAACTCTTTAAAAGCTCTTTGCTCCATATACACTTGGATCTTGTCAGGATCAGGCTTTACTGGATTAAGTTCATAGAGGTTTCTAAGGTTAGGTGGTAGTAGGTCTATCTTAGTAGCAGCAAGAGCAATAGCAGTATGTACAGCCTGTCCTTGAGAGGTACTCACTCTATCAATTAGATTAGTCTGTAGATTAGTTACCCTAGAGCCTAGGATAAATTGTTTCGTTGGCTTAATAAGGGAGGTAACACTTAAGTAGTTCTTATCTTTAATATAGTCATAGTCATCTGACTTTAACCACATCTGTATAACTAAGGGGAGTTCTTCATCATTCATTGAATATGCTTTCTATTTGGGTCTCAGTGGCGTTATTAGGTATTGGGTGTGCTTCAGCCCATGAAGGGTGAAAGACTACGAGCTTACCCCCAATCTTTACTTTGTTGTGGTATATATCAGGGTGTTCTTGCCATTTGATAGCATTGATTAAGTGTTCATTTACAAACATGAGTGTTTCAAAGGAATCCTCAATTAAGTAGTACTGTGCATCATGTACATGGCAGCATGGTAGTATCTTATTAGCATAGGGGCTAGCTCTAACTTCAGTCATGAACTCACTGGCTGCTCTGTTGTTGAGTAGTCCCCATGATTGACCTAAAGCATTACCAGCAGTTCTAGCTTCTGCCATAGCTTCATTAGGACAACCTCTGTTACCTAATACCACTTGTTTAAGTAGAGGAGTTCTAACCCTTAACCCAAAGGCTACTGTTACATAGCCATCTATAGAAGCTTGCTGTATCTTGGCTTCTACCCACTCAGTGGACTGCTTATAGAGTTCATGGTAAATACGCTCAATGTTCTTGGCTTTATCTACAGTAAATCCACAGTTCCTCATCAGTGTTTTAAATGTGCCGGAATAAGTTAGAGCAAAGGTTGGTTGCTTTCCCTCTTGTCTCAGGTGTGGATACTTATCAGCTATAGAGTTAATAGATTCAACTGTATCCTCGATGTCAGGGAGTTGATCCTTGTAGTAACCATAGGCTCGTACACAATGTCCGTCATACCCCTCTAGATAAACTTTTAGTTTATTTTCGTCTTTAGTGGTTAAAGCACTTATGTAGTCCTCAAGAGAATTAAAGTCAACACCTACAAGTAACCAAGACTTAGGAGCTACAAAGCAGCTCTTGATTAACTCACCATGATCACTGTTAGAAGGTAGATTAGCCATATTAGGGTTATTAGAGGACAACCTTCCACTTACTGTACCTCCTAGATTGAATGAGCCACATAAGTAGTGATACCCATCTATACCTAGATTGGCATTCTCCATGGCTGGTATGAATGTACTAAGCATACCGCTTACACTCTTCAATGCTATTAGTGCGTTGAGTAAGGACAGTACCTGTTCATCACTAGAGTGGTTGAGCAGGTTCTTAAGTACATCACCACCTGTAGCAGGTTGCTTATTCTCTGTGAGCTCTAAGATAGGTAGCCCAAGTACATTAAACAATAGGTCTTGTAACTGTGCACCACTAGAAGGATTAAACTTCTTCTCAGCGTCCTCTAATGTAACCCTCTTAACCTTAAGAGTGGAGTTCTTAAAGTCCACCCAATTAAGTTTAAGTTGCTCTGTATAGGCAATTACTATTGGGTTTTCTTGGATAGCTACTAAGGCAGTATTCCCAAGGGTACTTAGTTCCTTGGATACTTCTTTAACTCTACACATATCAATAGGTAAGCCTGTTAATTGCATTTGAATGATATCTACTACAGCAGGTTTAAAGATAGTCTCATATAGCTCTAATTGACTATCCCTCACCATTAAAGGAAGGTACTTATCATATACAAACCAAGTACTTAAACAATCTACTAGGTTGTACTCTAATAGTTTATCTAAGGGAATCTTGGTTACATCTTTGATATCTGTTAAGGCATAGTTACCTGCAAACTCTTGAGCCAAATCTTTAAGACCTAGTGAGTTACCAGCACAGGTGTTAGTAGCTAAGTAAGCTATTAACTTAGTATCGTCCCAGTTCTTAAGCATTACTGAGAGCCCTGATAATAAGCCTTTAGTATCTCCAATACCTTCCATGAATAGCTCATGAATTAGGATACAGACATCAAAGGAGATGTTATGGTAGATAAGCTTACTCTTGGTTTGTGTAAAGAAGTCTTTAAGATAAGCTCTTACCTCAAAGTTCTTAGTACCCTTAGTGTCTACCTTAAAGGCAATACCCTCACCCTTGTTCCAAGCAAAAGCTATAGAAGCAATACCTGCATCAGGGTTCTTAAGAGCGAAGGTTTCAATGTCCACTGATAATGGGTACTCCATAGATAGGAGCTTATTTAAGGCTTCCTCTATATTGTCTGATGGGTATGTAGCACTCTTGATAATGGAGAGCCCTAGTGGCTTATAACAACCCTTCACGTAGTCATGTAAAGCTGATAGTCCGAGAGATATCTTAGCATTAACTTTATCAGGGTCATAGAAGATACCTCTAAAGTTAGGTAGATACATAACCTTATAATCTCCTAGTGGAGAATCCAAGACATAACCTAGGTGAGTATCTACATTAGTCTTACCACTGAGTACCTTAAAGTACCCAGCATCTGCTACCACTAGGAGGTCATAATCTAAGGTCTTAATGAACTCCTTGATTTCCTTAGTAGGGGTCTTCTTCTTATCTAGTGAGGTATGTACCTTAACTATGTCCATGTCCTCTGAGGTTATACCGTAGGCTCTATAAATAGCCTCGCTGTCTGTATGGGTAACCAATAATGCTATTTTCATTCACCCTCCGTACTTAGTTGTTAAATTACCTATAAGGTATACTTGGTTCTTGGCTCTAGATGTAGCTACATAAAGTAACCTTGCTGCTATATCAGGACGAGTACACTTACTGATATCAGTAAGATCAATGAATACAGTGTCATAAGTAGAACCTTGTGCCTTGTGTGTGGTTTGTACTTCACACCCACGTATGTCAGCAAAGTAACCTTTAATCTGAAATACGGTTCTCCAATCCTTTAATCTAATAAAGTGTTTAAGTACTTCTTTAAGGTGCTCATCATTGGGACATACATGGATTAACTGGTTAGATCCAAGGTCAGTTATAACCTGTAACCCAAGGGCTTCAATAACAGCACCTTTAAGTTTAAGGGGAGCAGCTTCCAGTACATCTGTAATGGTCATGGATTGCTCTGCATGTAAGGATTCTCTATCGTTAATCTGATAGAAGCTAGAACATATAACCTGACTGCCTATGTTATATATAGAGTTCTCTTTACGAATATAACTAATATGGTTTGTGTATTCCTTAACCCGTGTATTTGTATAGACTAATATCTTAGCTGTACAGTCCTTCTCATAGAAGTACTCATCAATTTTGCTTTGAGCTTCCTCATCAGATAGATGTATAACACTGGAATCTAGGGTAACTAGCTTAGGGAAGGTACTAGTGGTTACTGCTTCACGATAGCCTTGTACTAGGTGTTTAATACCTGCTTGTTTAGTCCTCATCTGAGTAGTAAGTTCAGTGATAGTTTTAACTGAAGCGTTAATAGGGCTATTCATTTCAAAGATAGGGTTAAGCTGATCCTTGTCTCCAAGATAAACTATCTTAGAGGCATGCAAGGTATCCCTGATTAGCTCTAGTAGTTCACTATCTATATAGCTATACTCATCAATGAACAGTAAGGTTTCAAAGTGAATCTTATAACCTTTGTTCTTAGTGATGGTAGTTTTACCTGTTTTAAAGTCCTCCTTTGGTTTGAGGTTAAGAAATGAGTGAATAGTTTTAGCGGGTTGTCCTACCATTTCAGATAGGACATGAGCAGCTTTATTAAGGGTAGCTGTTAAAGCCACTGTATACCTTGGGAACTTAGGAGCAACTTCCTCTATGAGATGTTTCATGAGAAATGTCTTACCTGTTCCAGCAGCACCACTAATTATGAGTTCAGAAGAATCTGAATGCATAAACTGAATAAAGTCTTCAGTAGCTTTTAGTTGGCATGAGTTTAGTTCATTCATGGAAACACCAAAATAGCGAAAGCAATAGCAGCAAGCAAGGCGAAGCCTGCAAGCCAAAGAAGGATTTCCTGCCAATACATAACTAGTAAATAAATTACCCCTCCGATAATACAGAAGCTCAGTACAACAGGGAATATAAAGAATAGGGTTAGTAGACTAAACATTATTGAGAGCCTACATCTAAGTCATTAAAGTACTGGTCAATCTCCCAATTAGTAACTTGGTGTTCTTCTTCATCAGTCATGGTGTGTACTTTCTTTTAAATTCAGAGGTTACATGAGTGGTCTCACGTGTGTAGTGTGTATGGAAGTCGTCATTGAACAACTTAATAAGAGCATCCACATCTAGGACATTCCCAGTTAGGACATGTAAGGAATGTACATTATCTTTTAGATAAGCCTTATTGGATTCAAGATGTAAAGTAAGCATAGTGGTCAAGGTTTAAATGGATTATTTACAGTAGCCTTAGTTTGGAGATGTACCCATGTAGGTGTACTTTCCTTCCGTTCCATGTATAGCCCTAACTTGGTCAAGGGCTGTTTAAGTAAGAAAGCATAGAGATTACCTTTAGTATCTGCTATATCAATAGCCATGGCTGTCATATGATTACTGTACTTAGCTCCTCCCACTAACTTGTTCACAGCTGCTGTGCGGTAACCTGAGTTCACTTTAAGAGTGTCTTTAGCTGGGTAGGTAGCTAACACCCCATTAACTCTAGAGAGCAATCCTAAGGCATTATTAATATGGGTAGTGGGGACAATGTCTGTGGTTCTTAAATCCACACCATTGCGAGTGAAGTAGTTAGTGAGAGTAATCATGGCTTATCGGAAGTATTCAGAATCGCGGGTTGTATAGGTGAAGTACTCTGTAACCGTGTTGTATTCAACAGTCCTCCAACTCTCAGTGGCAATATGGCTTTCACTATTAAATGCTTTATAAGCAAGATTTAATGCGTCTACGCCGAAGTCTGTTACTAACTCATGTTCACCTACTGAGACTCCCTCGGGGGTATTAACAAAGTTATTGTTATCAATAGCTTCAAAGAAGCTTTTTACGGTCATGTGTTTCATGTGTGTATGTTCCTTATGTTAATAAACTAACCAATGTTCTTTATCTTCCGATACTTCAATCTGAACTGTATCAAACCAATTGGGATCTTCAGTGATGAACTGTATGTAGCATTCAAACAGCACCCCTAATTGGACAGCATCTAATGTCTCACTTAACCATTCAGTTAAACTCCAAGAGTAGTAGGGGATATACCCTGAGGTGCGTGTACCTAACTCTTTAACCTTCACCTTAACTTGCTCATAGAACTCACTTTTAAGAGTCAAGGTGTTTAAGATATGATCTACGAAGTCTTGGTTAATGGTAGCTTTTAATGTATCAGTGTAGAAGTTATATTCTTTAGGGGACTTTAGATCTACATACTCTAAGGTCAATCTAATAGGTGTATGTTCAATTGTCCGTAGGTTTAATTGATGTATGTAGTTCTCAGCAATCTTTACAGTAGATTTAGTCCAGTCAAACTCAATCTCATAGGTGTTACCTTCGTCATCTTCACCCTCAAGATCAATTTCACTTAGATCCCAGACAGAGTTGTAGAACCCATGAAATGGAACTATTATTTCAGGATTGTTAGATGTCATGTATTGCTCCTAAGTACAAGCCTATAAATACTATAGCTACCCATAGAAGAGTAAACCAAGCCCCTAATTTAATATCACTATCAAAGGAATCATTAGAGTATTCTTCCTGTTCCTTGATAGGTACTGTGTCTTCTTCTATGTCCAACATAGGTGTACTCCATCATGTGATCCAATGGGGTTATGACAAGGCTCTAAGTCAGCTGTAGCTACCTCAGAGTATTCACACCTAAGTGCTATTGGATCAAACTCAATGTCTCCCTCTAAATCATTTAAATAGTTGAATAGAATTTCCCCACTCTCATATGACCAGCTAGCAGTCTCCTTCATAGTATCTATAAATTTACCTCTTAAAATAGTCTGTTTAATTGCCATTTCATTAATCCTTTTATGTTTCAGCACAACCAAATACAGTTTGACCTACTGAGGCATTCTTGTATAGAGACACGGTTTTGTTAGCCAAGAGTGATCCTAATGCTTTTAATTTAAGTTGCGCCTCTGCGTGTCCTTGGTCAGCAGCTTTTTGAAACCACGCTACCGCTGTGCTTTCGTTCTTTTCTACGCCTTTGCCTTTGTGGTACATATAACCTAACTTAAATTGTGCATATCCATGACCTTGTTTGGCAGCTTTCTCGTATAACTGGAACGCTTTAGTTTTGTCTTTAACTACGATTTGTCCTTTTTCGTACAAACTGCCTAAATAAAATTGCGCATGTACACCACCTCGGGCAGCGGAGTTTTGCAACCACTCTATAGCCGAAGACTCATTCTGCTCTTTATCCACATGACAAGGCACTACGTCTAAATTACATTGAGCTTCTGTATGGCTTGATACTAGCTTTTCAATAATACCTGCATACCCACAGTTATCTACTGCACTGTCCCTGTGGTCGGGACTCTTGGCTAATCTAGCCATCTTAACTCCCTGCATACATAAGGCAACCTCAACTGAGGTGATGTTACGGCTAATGATTGGTGTTAGTACACCTGACCATATAGCAGCAATGTGTGCAAAGTTTATATCAGGTGATCCGTAATCCTTGGCTCGTTGTCCATTGATTAGATCATGTGCTTCATGTAGTATGCTCATTTTTATTGCTCCTTTTGGTTATCTAACTCTAAACTTAACTCTAATAAATCAGCGTAGTCATCATTGAAGCTACCTAAGGTGTTATTAAGGTAATTGTCACTAGTGATGAGGTTATATTCTTTCTTTAGTTTCACTAGTTCACTATCAGCCTCATACAGGTCTAACATATCAGGATCTATTGATCCATGAAGTTTCTTTAACTCAGTGACCTTAACACTGTTAGGATACTTTTTTACTAAACTACCAACATAAGTAGCAAGCATGAAGTGATTAAGTATGTAAGGTGAGTGTGTGAATATTACGTAAGGGTACAAGCCTTGGTTAGTACATGTCTCACAGAAATTTACTACCCAAGCCTTTATTCTTGATAAGCTTTTCTCAGTCTCGGGGAGGTAATAGGAAAGGTATTCACCATCTCCCAGGTAACGATATGAAGCTAGAGATTCTCCTATAACTATGTTAACTACGTTACTTAGCATGCGTTGATTCCTTTAGTCGTTTATTGGTAGTTGTATAGGCTTTCTCATAGACAGCCCTAGTAATACATTCAAGTTGAGCATGGTGTATGTTAATTAGATCCAAGACATCTATAGAAATATCACTAACATATCTATATATACCTGTTTCAACTTGTTCAGCGTAAGTAGCTTGCAGTATTGGATATACCTTATCAAATAATGGCATTACTAAGTCCTTGAAGTAACCTAGAAGTCCTAGCTCCCTAGTAAGTTCAATGGAGCTTACTAAAGCAGCCCAAGCATTATGAGAGGCACTTCCTTCCTCACTACTTTGATGGCAGTGAATGAATCTAGAGATCTCTAGGTTAACAACATCAACATCAAGTAAGGCTTTCTGAGAAAGTATGTATAGGGGGTTAAGAGCCAACTTAGTAAACTTTCTTTTCATTGGTTCTCCATATTAAATGTTTGTTTACCCCTTACAGGGTTAAAGCTATCTACGAAGTCTTCACCTAAAACAAACTGTCTTAAGGTAGGGTGTGAACTCATACCACTACGAAGACCTAGTACATAGTTGTATTGATTGACATCACAGGTGTACTTAACAGGTACTCTAAACCCAAGGGGAATAGCATAAGGATTTGCACCCATACAACTAAGTAGTACTTCAGTAAGAGGTTCTCTATGGATTAAGTGTTCTGAATACCAAGGATGGAAGCCAAGATAAGTATCAAGCTTAGGGAAGTTGATAACTCCATTACGATGACGGTGTAAGTCTCTATATGAGCCATAGTCTAGTAAACCTTCAAAGCCTTGTAAGGCTATCTTACTCTCACTCAGAGGTACTAGTTCACGTTGTATTGGTGCTATGTTCTTTGTGTACTCTTGCACATTGGTTGTATAGAAGTATTGCTCCTTACCTAGCATGTAGTGGTACTCTTGTAAGAGGTCTTCCATGTCAGGAATGGCTGTAGGGTAATCTTGCTTCAACTTATATAAGGTAGCTACAGCAATCTTACTCACCTCAGTTAATGGGTGATATAAGAGCATACCTAAGTGGTTAATGAAGGTATCAAAGGAAGCTACCATAGCCACATTAGTAGTAACACCAGCAGGTAGTAGACCTCTGCATATATCAAAGGCTCTAGCCTTAATAGAGTTAACCTGTACTTTAGTGTTACTTGGGTGTTCCTTCATTAGCTTTGCTGTAACAGCCTCTAACTGCCAAGTATACTCTTTCATTAAAGCTTCCTGGATTACAGTGGTAGCAGGACTATCACTGATTAAAGGTTGTTTAGTGAAGTCAATGTAACGAGTACTGCATTCCTGCCCATTAAACAAAGGGTGGTTCTCAATACACTTGGCAGCTATCAGTGAGACATTCTCAAAGAACACAGTAGTAACCCCACATTGACCAATACTCTTATGCCCATAGTCTAGGAAGTACTTCTTAAATTTCTCCTTATGTTGTTCCTTGGATTCAATACTAGAAGGTAAGCGTGTAACGATAGATGAGCTATCTCTTGAGTACATAGCAATTAACATGGCTTGTACTTCAGGGTCTAAGTCATCTACTAGCTTGGTATGGATTTTAATAGTCATAGGTAGTTATAGGTTTTATTGGTAGGTTTAGTTTTATGCTTGTCTCTGTAGGTTTGATTATTAGCTGCTGCTTTATAGTACAAGGTAAGTGCAGCAGTATTCTCATGTAACGTGGTAACAGTAACTACATGAATGTTCCTTAGGTTCACCCAACGAGCTACACACTCTTCCACTGTTTCAGTGTGAGGGACAGCTACACAAATCAGTCCATCTGTGTGATTAATAGCTACCCTCTTTAGAGGTTTATTTATTGCCATCTGTAAGTTCTCCAAGTTAATAAAGGGTGCGATAATAGCCTAGATGTGTCCTGTCAGGGCATACAACTGAGGACTTACTATGATTGAGATATATATTAACGATAGGTACACTCCCCTATCAGGAGCAAGTGCAGCAGGGGCAGTTACACTAAAGAATGAGAATAGTGTAAACATGCTCCTATCCACAGATGCTGTAACTACTGTGGCTACAGTAGCAGCAGGCTCATCTATAAGCTATTCAACCACATACAAATATGTGAAGCTAGCCTCAGGTACAGGGTATGTAACACTTACCACGTATCCAATACCTGTATCCACTAAAGCAGGGAATCTAGGTGTAGCAGATTCAATGACACCTACAACTGTCTCTGATGAGTTAGTTACTACACCTGGTTATGTAGATAAGATTGCTGGTACAGCTTACCAAGATAAGGGTGTAGCAGTCAGTGATCTAAACAACTACATAAGTGCTGGTAGTTATAGCTCTAGTGGGACTCTTGCTAACTCTCCTCAAACAGGTGAAGGAACGCTAGATGTAATAGTAGCGGATGGTGTAGTTATACAAACCTTAATCCAAGTATCTGGAATAGTTACTTGGAGACGTAGGTCTACTGACATAAACTTAACCACAGGGGTTAATACATTCACACCGTGGCTTAAGGTAAGCAGTGCTGCTGGTGTATCTAGCTTCTCTGCCGATGGTTGTAGTTATGAGAACATACTATCCTTTGTCTCAGGTGGGTTCTATCGGTATGAGATTATCACTACCAATATACCCAAGGATAGCTACACAATGCCTACAGTATTCTTACAAGGATATTCCTATGGGCTCTCTTCCCCTATTGATATACAGATAAGCCTATACAACTATGGTGTACCCGCAGGTAACATCTTTAACAGTGGTTGGGTAAGTAAAGGTGGTGCAACACCTGTAGCTATCAAAGGAGGTTACACAGACACAGGAATGCTTCAGTTTGAGATAGACTGGGGTTCTGAGGTGTACCTAAACCGTTACCGTATTAGTGCATACATCGATGGTATAGCTGGACATATTGGCTCTTGGTTCACTGGTTGGACAAGTGCTACAGCACAGTTTCCTGTAACTACTGGGAACATAATTACCGTACCTAGACAGAACCTAGCAGCAGCAGTTCAAGCAGCTACACCAGTAAACCTTACAGCTCCTCTGAAGCTAAATGTAACACAGACGAACACCTATGGTAGAACCTTTATGTGGTATGTCTCAGTAGAGAACTTCTCGTTACGTCTACCAGTCAGTGTCCTTGTGAATGATGTAGTGGTACATCAGGGTGATCTTAATGTAGACAGTATTAAGATTTCTACGATAGTGCCAGTAGGTGCAACATATCGGATAAATACAACAGCAACTTTAGTTAAATGGGTGGAACAATTACTATGACTTACTACTACATAAACCAAGAAACCAATGATGTAAAACAATATGAGGATATAGAGAACCCTTATGTGGTTCAAGACTTAGCTAATGGCTATACAGCTATGACTGTAGAAGAGTTCCTTGAATGGCATTTAAACGTCAGTAAACCACCAGTACCTGTGCTTGTACCAATGGTAGGTGCTAAGGTAGCCTTAGAGAAATGGAAGCCAGGCTTAGTAGCCAAGATATCTACCTTAATTAAATCCATGGGAGCTATACCTATGATCCAATGGGAATATGAACCTACTGTGTCTAGGGACAGTGCTTTAGTTAATGCACTAGTAACAACCTTAGCTATTACACCTGAGGAGTTAGATCAACTATTCATTAATGCAGCTAACTATAAGAGCCTATTATGAAACTAGGATTACTTAAAGGAACTGGGGTAGTTAGTTCTTTAATTAGAGCTAGGCTGGTAAGCCAATACTCCCATAGCGCATTACTTATTAATGGTGGACTTTATCAATCAACACCTACTAGAGGAGTACATGTAACCACTGTAGATCCTAGTGATTCATGGGATTGGTTTGAGATACCTGAGCATTATGCTTCAGAGGCTCTTAATAGGTTCAGAGGTGTAGTGGGTAGACCATATGACTTAATAGGAGCTACAGCCTTTATATTGCCTTGGAGAGTAGGTTCTACTAAGAACTTCTACTGTCATGAGTTATGTGCTTATTTACTTGGATTAGAGGTTACTAAGCAGTCTAGAGTAACTCCTGAAACATTACTTAAATTCCTAGCAGCTTAGATAGCTCTAGTTCATCACATACCCAACGAAGACCTTTAGGTGTGAACATAGTCTGTGTTCGCACCTTACCTTTAGTGTCCTGAGTTTGCTTTACTTTAAAGTATCCTTTAGTGATACTAGAGGCATAAGCCTGTAATCCACCGTTCTCTCGGAACATTACTTTATTCTCTAATAATAGATGAATGAAAGCATTCTGTTGCATACCTAGAGCTTTAGCAGCTTCACGAATACCGATGAGACCATCAGCTTTAACGAAGTTCTCAATATAAGCCACCGCAGGTGCAGCAAGAGCAAGCTTACGAGCTTGCTCAACAATAACGTCTTGTTGATCAGCAGCTAAACGTAAAGCTCCTGCTAGTGTCTTAGGTACACTAAAGCTCCCTTCTTCAAGAGCTGTCATCTTATCGTAGACTTTAGCTTGAAGCTCGTAGCTATATGACATAGCCATTAAACAAGCCTCTCGCTTAGGGAAGTTATAACAAGGTCTCTCCTTGTTCTGCACATCTGTGTAGGTGAACCTAAAATTTCGTTCACCTATTTCACCTAATACTTTAGGTACTTTTGTTAAGAAATCTGAGTGTCGTAATTCAGTTTCACCTTCAGCACGTTCAGAGTTGATAAATTTAACTAACTCTAAGCTAGTCATAGTTGCAACTGAAGTAGGTTCAGGTATTGAATGGTTTGTTAATTGATTCATTTATTTTTAATTCCTTTTAATTATGAAAAGTTAAGTAGCGATCTAGGTCTACTGGTATACCTAAAGTAAGTGCTTTAAGCATATCTTCAGCCAGTATGTTCTTACTCTTTACAGCTTCAGTTAACCAATGACTGGCTTTAGCATTCATCTTACAATCGTTAGTGAGATACAAAAAGTATGCTAATAGGAACTGAGCAGATGTAAGGTTGCGCTTTGCACATTTAGTGAACCACTTAATACCTTCTACATAATCCCGAGATTCTATATCAGGGTGTAGGCAGTAGATTCTACCTAATGTATATTGGGATCTAAGACAACCTTTGTGAGCTCCTTTAAGTAACCACGTTATAGCAGTATCCTTGTAAAGGTATTGTCCATTATTTGTCTGTAGGTAAGCCCAAGCTTGACCTACTGCTAGAGTAACTCCAGGGTCATCTATACCTCCAGTAATGTACTCGTAAGGTACTTGTTTAAATTTAATGCCTGTATATTTATTAAAGGCATCTAATTCTGCCTTAGCTGTCTTCTTGGTTCGTATTAATGGATTCATTTGGATTCCTTTTTGTTTTGTTGGATATGTGCATAGAGTCGTCCTCTTCAGGAAAGTCATGATCTTCAAGCTCAAAAGCTTCATTGCAATGTGGGCATGTTAATGAACCATTCATGAGTCATTACCTCCTAGGTTATTTTGATGGTACAGAGTTTTACTGTGTAACCTAGTTAAGTTGCTTTTAAGATTTAAAGCTTGGAGTAAATCTATAGCTCGGCTACAAGCGTTACAGCCAAGGAAACTACCTTGCTTAAATTTATCTAAAGCAGTTTCTGTGTTCTTTATCAGCAAGTTAACTCCTTCATAGAACTCTTTTAATAATTGTGGTTGTGGTTGGATCAACTGATATGGTAATTTCTTGGAGTTCCAATAAGTAAACCTAGCATACTTGTATCGGGCATTTAGGTTACTTAACTGTTCATCTCTGTACAGTGTATTTTTATGTGTTTGACCAATCCAATATCTTGCCATGATGTAGTTAGGTGAGATTAGTAAGTTATCTGAATAGACCTTACTTAACCCTAATTTAAAGATGTCTACCCCACGCTCTGCTAGTTTTATGGTGGTAGCTAGATCCCCTATTGAGAGAAATTCAGGACGGCTAGGTGAGTAACCTATCCAAGGGTCTACAATTACTTTTGATTTAAACGATTCTTCCAAGACATCACAGTAATCACGACCATGACATTTATGCATAAGAGATATACAGTTCTTACACGCACTACATGCATGAATGGTAACGCCTTCCCTAAACCAATAGAGAGCCGTGCCGATATTACTAGCAATATAAAACATACCAATGTAGTAATATTTTGGGTACTCAGGTTTCATATACCCTCTCTCCTTTTACTGTAACCACAGTAGGTACATTTCCAGCAAGATACTAGTAAGACCTCTTTTGCTCTAGTATCTTCCAATGCTTTACCTAACCTATAGTGGTGTTTGGTACACCTAATAGGTTCACCCATCTCTTTAACTAGGCGTAGGGCATCTTTACAGCCTAATGCGTAAGCTCGCTCTATATAGCTAGAGGCGAGCTTATAGTCTATGTCTACACCCCAACCATAGGTATATAGTTGAGCCAATACCCATAGAGAATCACAGTGTTCATATGATGCAGCTACATTTAGGTAGGGCAATGCTCTGTCATACATACGTGCTGATAGGTAAACACTCCCTGTAGCAAATGCTATATCTTGATCTAATTCATTCATGGTGTCTTTCAATATTGATCCTTAATTGAATTAATATATGGATAGATTCAAGCTCTTCTTCATAAGAGATTTCATAGTAATCCTTTAAGGGCTTCCTTGGCATGTACAGAGCCTTTATTAACTGCTTGGGTATACCAGTAGATAGCAAGCTCTACGTTCTTATCTACACCCTCAAATCCAGTGCTGTAGATATATCCTAGATTGTTCATGGAATCTACGTTACCTAAGTGAGCTACCTTACTAAGCCAAGTAATAGCGGTAGGTACATCTACCGTATGTCCATGTAACCCAAAGAGGTTCATTGCACCTAAGGCTATACAGGCTTGAGGTAAGTCATTATTAGCAGCTTTAGTAAGCCACTCAACACTCTTAGAGGTATCTTGAGGTGTACCCTCAAGACCTTCTAGGTAATAGACAGCTAAGTTATATTGAGCCTGTGCTACACCTTGATTAGCTAACTCTGTGAGTTGCTCTAGTGATGTTTGTTCTTCAATGTTCATGGTGTATCTCCCCATTTTCTCTTAGGTATATGTAACTCATAAGGTTTGACGTAAGTAGCTTCCACGTATTCTTTGATATGGACAAGTAACTCTTCTCTAGAGATAGAAGCATAGGCTGCGTAGTCTATATCGTAGAAATCTTCGTAATAAATGTCAGGCTCTGCCATCACTGTGTAACCAAGCTGTTTTTGTTCTATTACCCAGTCAATGGGTACATGGTATCCATTATCAGTGGACGTAGCAACGCACACTTCATAGGTTAATTTAGAGGGATCATTTAGTGTAACTAGTGATGTCTTACCTTCAGCATTAACACTGAAGAATCTACATAAACAGGAAACATCAATCTTTTGCATATTTAAACTCACATGGTTTTTTGTAAATCTTACTTAGATCAGCACTTATATACGCCTCAATCTCTTCAGGGCTAGCCATTTTATGGGCATTGAAAGTAACAGTGCCACCACCAATTTTAACGGTGATAACTAAACCCTCTTTAAAAGCTGTTGTTACCCAAGTCTTAGGTAGGGTAGAGTCATTGAAGAGGGTAATGGTTTTAATAATCTCAATAGCTGGTGTTCTTAAAATGGTTACTACAGGACAACCATCAATCACATCTATTGAACAGAAGCTGTTGTACTGTTTCATTTTAAGTAACTACAGGTTGATTGGTATAGGGCAAAGACTTGATTAGTTAAGGTAACTGTGTAGATACCTTTAGTGGCTGTCCTCTTATTACTGTGGAAAGCCTTATTAGCTAAATGAATAATCTCAGGAGATAGCTCACTAGGGAACTTAACTCCTTGGATATCTAAGTAACCTTCATGACTTTCAATAGTCAGTTGTTCCTGATTTAGTTTATAGAGTAATTCAAATAATGTCATAGGTAGTTCCTTTGATTCCTGTGTTTACTATATATCTCCTGTAAATACAGGAGGTTGTTTATAGACTTTCTTAACTTCTTTTGTGATCACCTTCTTAAGCTTATCCAGGGACATTTCTTTATAGGCTACTAAGTATATACCCCCCACTAATGAGAATGGGTCAAGTTTAAGTGCAACAGTTAGACCTAACGCCACTTGTTCACTTATCCAGGTCATTGGTAACATATACGTATCACCAGACATAGTAAGCTTTTGCTTACTAGTAGGTACTAACAAGTTACCGCCAGGTTGTACTTTTAGGTTGTGTAATGTAGTATAGGGAATACCCTCTCTTCTAGATACGTGGTATACGTCATCAATATTCAGTATAGTTTTATGCGACTTCATTTTGATTTACCTTAATTAGTAATTGATCCAATAGGTCAATGGGCTGAATCTCATCTTCGTAAGGGGATCAGGCATGTTACTTACTAGGCTCATTTATTATTACCTTTATTTTCAAATTGCTCATAGTCTTCTAACCATTCTTCATTAGTCATGTTTATCCTTTATAAAATAAAAAGAGCCTAAGCTCCCTATTGTTGTCAATTAAAGTTTCCCCTACGGAATCATTACCGTAGAGGTAGTCTTCACACTCTTCTACTGATGCATCAAGTAAATTGAACTTATCTTGTACCTGTTCAAGAGTCAGCTCACAATACTTATCCTTAAGTACTTGAATGTTATATATAGCTGCTGAGAAGTTATGTGTTAACTCTTGTAGGTAGGTATGTAAGGCTGCACTACCCCAGCAACTAAGATGTCCATCTAAAGCATCATTGAGTGTATTTAGGCTAGTGGTCTTTTGAAATAGTAAGACTGTCATTTGTATAGTCCAATAAGGTTACAGGGTGGCTGCGATACATAGAGCGTAGGAAGCTTATCCTAACCGTATCTTGCCAAGTTTTAACTGTTCTACAGTAGTTTTCTTGAATACCTTTAAGAGCTGGTATAAGTAGCTGGTACTCTTCTTCGGGAAGTACCTTAGGAATTACTAGAGCCTTTGCTTTACCCAGGTTAATATCAAAGGTTGTAGTGGTCTCTGTTATTAAATCTGAGAAAGCTAAAGTATTAACTAAGGCAGATACCTCACCGTCTAAAGGGAGGTGATAAGTTTGTTTAAATACCTTAGCTATATTAAACCTGTTGTTATAGGTTTCTGCATCATCTTTAATTGTTTGAATACGTTCTGCTTCGGTTTCATTATGCATCTAACTCTCCTGTTTAATTTTCTTACGTATGTAGACAACATTCTCATGTAGCACATCTAAAGCAATTACACTACCTCTAACCAAGGAATCAATCTGTTCCTGTGTGAGGTCATAAGTCTCACTTCCATAGCGTTCACCAAAGGGTGAATCATCTAGGTATTCAGGTACTTGATCCAAGATCTCAATGCCCTCAGTATGTAGGTTTCCATCAAACCTAAAGGTTTCCTTACATATATCACATTGATAAGTTAATTCAAAGACCTCTGAAATATTTGTGATAGTCTTACAGTTATCAGGTCTAGGGCAGGTAATACAGATATACTCAGCGTTACCTACATAAGCTGTTACATTCATTTAAGTCTCCTCTAAGGTATATCGTCTATTTGCTTCACTCACCAGCTTATTTAGTGGGTGTTCACGGTACTCTCGTAATGCTGTAAATACAGCATCATCAATGAAGCTTGAACCCCTGATCTCAGTGAGCAGCTCATCTACATAATCACTTAACCGCCCTCTACCTTTACTCTCGTAAGTAGGAGACTGTAAATGATGCTCTTCACATACATACTGTTCTAGGGTTAAACCCTTCATGAAGGCTATTGATAGGTTATCCATTACACCTGTGATAGTATCCTCAGACATAGATTTAAAGCCTACCACTACACCTTCAAGGTTCTCTGTAAGGTATTGTGTGTATAGCTTGGCTACTTCTTTATATGCTACTTGAAGCACCTCAGAGCAATCCAAGGTACTAAGTTGATTAACTAAGTCTTCATAAGGTTCACCTTCAAAATCAGTGAGCATACTTAACAGAGTCTCTGATACCTTACGGTATATGTGAGAGTTATCTGTGGGTATTGACACCTCTGATAGGGCTACACCTTGTTGAACCAAGAACTCCTTAGATAAGGCATCTCCATCTAGCACAGCAGGCACTAGGTACGTTAATGCCTTGCGTTTATCTTCCTGCCATAACAACAGCCCTGCTTGGTACTGGGTTACTTCCATTTATCCTCCTAAGATTTTATCTACCTGTGAGATAGAGTACTTACAACCTTGGTCAGCTGCTTGTGTAAACCAATAGAGAGCTTTACGCATGGTACTCTTAGAGGGAAACCCTTGTGCATAGCTGTAGATTTCCCCTAAGTCTTTCTGAGCTTCTACATCTCCTAGGTATGCTGCCTCAGTTAAATATTTCACACCTCGTTTATAGTTACGGACAGATACTCTGTATACCAACAGAAGTCCTAACATTCTTAATAGCTTAGGGTTACCTAACTTAGATGCTCTAGTTAGAATCTCTACAGCTTTAAAGCTAGTCTCACCAGTACCCTGTTTACTGTATTGGTTTGCAAGATTGGACACAGCTTCTATATAGTTGTCATATGCCTCTTCCATAGGTTTATGGGAAAGTCCTTTGTTATTTACCATGGGTATCTCCGTACATGTAAGGCAGTTCTGCTCCATAAGATGGAGCACTATTAGCTTTTAAAGTTTCTTTTGCCATCTCACCTAACATCTGTATACGTAGCAGCTCTGATTTAGCTAACTTAAATCCTTGAGATGCAGCTTGTCCTAAACATGCAATAGCTTTAGTGGCATCATGCTCATCTGCTTGATTGTGATAGAAGCAAAGCCCTAATATAAAAAGACTACCTGCATCACCCTCAAGAGCAGCCTTGTTAGCGTATTTAAAGGCTTGTTTAACGTCCTTAGTTAAGGTGTTACTACCGAAGTAATAGGAAGCCCCTAAGAAGGCTTGCGCAGCAATATGCTCTTGTTTAGCTGCCTTTCTGATCCAAGATAAACATGCTTTCATGGCTTCAATAGAGTTATCTAGGTTATAGAATGCCATGGCTCGTTCATATTGACTATCTGGGTCAGATACAAATGGAAGTGCTTTAAGTTCTGTAAACGTTGTCATTTTGATTCCTCTCTACTTTTCAACATACTAACCTCCTAATACTTTACTGGATTCGTAGTACACAGTGAATACACCCTGCTTATACTCAACCCTAGTGCCATTAAGCTGTGCTGAGTACTTCAGGTTACTTAAGCATTGGATACATAGCCTTACTTCTAAGCTTGATAGCTTGGTTTCAAAGAATTCACCATTAACAATCACACCTCCATAGGTTTTACATACTTGAGGGTTCTTACCTTTAAAGTGTGTGGCTAATTCATAGATTGATTGAAACTTACCATAGCGTTGTTTTCTAAAGAACATGTTTACTCTCCTTGTTGTCTTACAGTTTTTCCCAATAGCGTTCTGAATGAACTTCAATAGCTTTTTTACGGTAGTATTTACCTAACATATACTGAGCTTCCATATTATGTTCTGATGCCAAAGTAGAGAGGCAGGCTTCAATTTCAGAGTCCCCTTCTAGAAGACATTCCTCAAACCAATCTAGTACATTTACTTTATTTAAGTTAAACGCCTTACATAGATATTGCATACCTTTCTCAATGTTCTGCTCTACTCCCGCACCTTGACGGTATATATGCCCTAAGTACCATAGAGCATTACTGTCCTCTTGCTCAGCAAGGGTACTAATTGCGGTTAAAGCTTCAGTACTTCCATCGGCAGCCAATTTAGCAACATATTCAATAGGTCGCTTACGTCCCAAAAAAGCTAATCTAATTAGCGCTTGTAACGCATTTGGTGAAGGTTTGTCTGATTTACACATATCGTTATAGTGTTCAATTGCACCAAATATATCATCAGCCTCAAACTCTTCCCAAGCGTCTTTAATAGCTGGGTCATACCCTAGTTTAATTGCATTCATTAGTACTCTAGGTAAGTCGTATATATAGTTCATATATTTTCCTTTATGACTTTTGAACTTTGTTTAAGCTTAATACATACAACATGTTTACTCTCCTCTTGTTGTCTTAATTTAATCCAATAATCTGCTTTAGCAGTGTCTTTAAAATCAAAGTCTGTATAGTGATTTATTAAATACCTGATTGCAGGTAAGTGTTTAAGTACAGCTGATTTCTCAATCCAATGAATAGCTTGATCAACGGATTCGCTCATTAGTGCTAGTGAGAACATAGCTTCACTATCTCCTGCATCTGCTTTGGGTAATAACTTAATCCACTCCAAGAAGTTCCTTGGATATCTGTAGTCATCACTCATTGTTATCTCCTTTTTCTCTTAAAGTTTCTCTTGTTTCATTACTGAGATGTAAAGTAAATCTGTGTCTTCTTGGGATAGGACTTGTCGCCACTGACCTTTATAAACTTCTCCAAAATTGTTAAGGAAGAAGTCCTTATTAGCCATCAGTACATCAAAACCTTCATTTAATATATATAGCTCAAAGTTATCATCTTTGAAGATATCAAGATGTAGAGTACTACCTAGAGCTAAAGCCTTTTTAAGTGCCTCAGAAGGCTTTAGCTCTACTTCGTGGTAGTAAGAGTGCTCCACAGCTTGCAAGGGCTTCATAGCACCTTCCCAGCAATATAGAGAGCCATGTGTGTATGGACGACTGTCATCAGTAAAGTAAGCTTTAAGGTATGCAGCTTTTATAGATGTAAGCGCATCTGTTGCTTTGATAATCATTTAACCTCCGTTATTTATGTACGTTTCATCTTTAGGGTCTCGGTAGCATTTGTAATACACCACCTCAGGGAGGTGATAGACTTCACAGTCAGCGTTAACTCTTGCCAGTGCTGTACATTCGTACCTAAGTCCATCATGATCTATATATAAACAATCCTTTGATATTGGGTGAATAACAGCAATTTTCTTAGGTGATGCATTCTGAGGTGCACACCCAACTGAGGCTATTAACATAACTAAGGTAAATAACAGAACTTTCATTTAACTCTCCTTAAGTAAATACTTATTTGATATAGCTTTAAAGCTAAAGTCTCTTGATGTACTTTTAAATACAAGACCTTCACCACCTATAGCATCTGCCATAGTAAGTAGATTCTCTACATCACCACTAGACAATGGTGCAGTAGTTACAACAGGTACATGAGAACCTTTGTAACCTAAACCAATGAGTTTATTTACTAGATCCATACGATCCCTGGGATTTAGGTATTCTTGTTTGTCTATATCAAAGATGTTGTAGATAGCTATAGAAGTCCCTTGAATACCTTCAGGATTACCCTGTATACCTTCACCTATTAATTCCCCTTGTACTGCTATATTCAAGGCTAAAGCCTCTAGTGAGGACATTAACTTACTGATACGAGCACACTTGATAAACGCAGTATCAGACTTAGAGTCTGCTTTTAATTCAAAGTTCCTAGAACATACACCCACATACCCATTGTTGAAGTAGGTGGTGATGCTAGATCCATCAAGCTTCCTAGTGATCTCAAAGACTTCCTTGTTATTGAAAGCTTCCGCAATCTCATAGGATAGGTTCTGACAACGTTCTTGATCTGTCCTTGGGATAAAGCTAGGGAATTTACCTAACCTATCTGATCCAAGGACTATAGATGGGGCTACCTCCCATTTCTGTACATTAAGAGCCTTAGTTAAGTCTGTACTTACAGGCTCAGTACCTAAGTAAGGTATAGCTAAACCTTGGCTTAGTTGCCCTTTAAGCTTTAAGGTCTTAAGCTTAAAGCCCTCACCTAAGCTGCTACTGTATTGGTAACACCTGCTACGTAGAAACTCATAGGCTGCCTCTATTGGTAGAAAGCTATCAATCTCAAAGTAGATACAAGGATCTCCTATTTGAAATTCATTAACCTTAGTTATTACCCACCAACCTTTAATCTTTACAGCCTCTATTAGATCAGCTCCTTTAATAGGTTTCTTATCACTGATAGTTTGTACTGATGCTAGGGAGCGTTCAATGTTCATCGGTAAATACCTCTTCTTTAGGGGAAGCTCCTAACATAGTTAGACGAGCTACCATGTTTCCATCTCGTTTCTCGTTCATGTTTAGTAAACACACCTTTAAGTTAAGTAGATCCAATTCCTTTAAGTGAATGGCTTTGTTTAGTTCTAGGAAGGTTTCAACCTCCAATCCTGTGAAGTACTGCATTTAATCCTTTATATTTTGATATAAGACCTATCCTGAATTCGGATAAGACCTTTTTGTTTATTTAATTTAAGTTCAGCATTGTGTGCTTGAACAGCTTTGAGCAGATCCAAGGCAACGAAACCGTGAGCGTATAGCGAACGAGTAACAGGGTTCTTAGCTATCGTAATACTGCCTACACGCTCACCTTGTAAACCAAAGGAGCTATACACCAGTATGAATGACTTAGATGTCTGTGTTGTAGTTACTTGGGTCATGTCTCTAACCCTGACCAATAGATATAGCAAGCCTGTAACTCACCCGTACGTAACTGTTGGGTAAGTAATTGCCGTTCTACCACTGTAAGGATACGTTTGTCATTAAGAGCTAGAACTTGCTTGTATAAGTTCTCTAATTGGACTTCATTGAAGGTAGCCACATTGATTAGTTTAATGATGGTATCCAACTTACGTTTAATGTATGTTTTCTTATTCATGTCTTATATACCCTCTTGTTTAAGTGCTTCCAGTACATCAACCCAACTTGTTAGCTTCATGTAGCACCTCTAAGTATTTGATATGTTGAGCCTCAAGATATTTGATGTGTAAATCATTCATACACTTAATCCTGTAGCATAGGTAGCATACAACTACATTGGTAAATAGGAGTAGGTAGGTCATGTGATATACCCACTTACTAAGCCAAGGAATACTAGGATTCCTACAAGTACAGCACTAGACAGTACAAATTTATCTTCAAAAGATACCTTAGGTTCTACAATTAACCAAGGCTCACCTTGACTAACTCTAGACACTCTTGGGAATGTCTCTGTGGTTTGAGAGTAACTCTCAGTTGGTTTAACTTTCATTGTTTATGTCTTTCTTTAGTTTAAATATGGTTAATGTGGTTACTGGATAATGTTCTTCAGGTAGTCCAAGAGAAACACTAACTGTATAGCCTAATGCTGTAAACCTATTTGTAAGTTCACCCATAAAGCTAGCAGTTCCTGATATAGCAACTTCTTCACAATCAGAGTTACTACAGATCTCTAAGAGTGC